AGGAACCAGCACTGGTTTTCTCGCTTCGGGAAGCAACGGTGCTGCAATGACCACTTCTGGCACAATTACGTTCACTCAGCACGTAACTACAACTGACACGATTGATGTTAAACTGATTGCCGCTTCGGCTGACGTTACCACTGGTCGTCTTCGTGTAGTAGCTTGTGTTGTTGACACCAACGGTGCGCAGGAACTTGCAACAGAAGTAGACCGCGATACTCTCGCGTAACTAATATGGGGGGCGGCAGAAGTCGCCCTCCTAACTCTTTAAGGATTTCTTATGGCGTATAATTATCTGGACATCACAAACGAAGTCTTGGCAAGGTTTAACGAAGTGGCACTAACCTCGTCTAACTTTACAGCTTCACGTGGATTTCAGACACAGTGTAAGAATGCTGTCAATGACGCCATCAACTATATTTATCAGCGCGAGTTTGGGTGGGCGTTTAGCCACTCTTTGCAAACTCAAACACTTGTTGCTGACCAGACACGATACACAGTAGACTCTTCTTTGTATCATGTAGACTATGAAACATTTCGTATTGAAAAAAGTGACGCGCTTGCAACAGCAGGAGTGTCATTACGCATATTAGAATATAAAGAGTATGTAGATAAATATATCGACCAAGAAAGCACATCGGACGTGGGCGGCATACCTATCTATGTATTTAGAACACCAGACAATAACTACGGCTTGTTTCCTTATCCAGACAAAGCCTACACACTAAAGTTTGATGCGTATGCTAAACCGACTGCGCTAAGTGCAACGACAGATGCGCCTACTATACCAGAACAGTTTCGACAAGTTATTGTAGATGGTGCTACTGCATACGGCTACCAGTATCGTGGTGAGGCACAGCAGTATGGTATCAACTTTGCCAGATTTGAAGAGGGCATTAAGCATATGCAAAGTATTCTTATTAACAGAGACTTTACATATGTGAGGTCAACATATTTGCCTCACTCACAAAGGTACGGAGTATCTATTTTCCCGACAGGAACGTAAGACATGGCTGATGAAGCACAACTTAGCCCCTTTGTGTTTGCTTGTCAGGGTGGCCTCGTACTAGACCAGTCCACGTTTGCTATGCAACCGGGGATGGCACTTGAACTGCAAAACTTTGAGCCGGACATTAGTGGTGGCTACAGACGCATTTCAGGATATGCTAAGTGGAATAGCAATATTGTTCCGCAGACAGCCGCATCTACAGAGCCTGTGCTTATGGTGGCACTGTTTAACTCAAAGGTTATTGCAGCGCGTGGAACAAAGATATTTGAAGCTGGTACAACCGGCTCATGGTCAGAGATAGACACAGGTAGAACAGGTGCTGGACGCTATACATTCTTTAGGTACAATCTCGCAGGAACAGATTTTATCATATGGGCAGACGGTGCTAACCACGCTACTAAGTATGACGGCAGCACCGTTACAGACATCAATGCATCTGGCGCACCAGCTAATCCAAAGTTTGTAACAGGATTTAAAGACCACCTATTTTTTGCTGGCATGTCCAGTACACCACAGCAGCTTACGTTTACTGCACCATTTACTGACAATGATTTCCAAACCAGTAACGGCGCAGGTACAATTAAAGTAGACAGCAATATTACTGGACTGTTCCCGTTTCGTGATGCACTGTTTATTTTCTGTGAAGAACGTATCTTTAAACTGACAGGCAGCGCACTCGCTGACTTTGCTGTACAGCCAGTAACACGAGAGATTGGGTGCCTTAACGGATTTACCATCCAAGAATTTGCTGGTGACATTGTATTTCTTGGGCCTGACGGTCTTCGTACAGTAGCTGGTACTGAAAAAATTGGTGACGTTGAACTTGGCACGATTAGTCGCCCCGTCCAAAAACGGTTCCAAGAACTTACAGACGTGGATGAGTTTACAAGTTTAGTTATACCAGACAAAACGCAGTACCGTATTTTCTTTAGTAATGCTGCCACAGCACGAGCATCAACAGAGGGTATCATTTGTGTGCGACGTGGCGAGGGCTATGAGTTCGGCGATACCCTTGGCATTAGAGCAAGTGCAACAGACTCTACAGTCGTAGCTGGTACTAGCTTTATTCTACACGGTGATTTTGATGGATACGTGTATAGGCAAGAACAAGGCAACGACTTTGATGGCAATCAAATAGTCGGCAAGTATCGTTCACCTGATTTGACTATGGGAGATGCTGGCATACGCAAGAACTTTCAGCGTGTTATTATTAACTACGCACCTGAAGCTGCAGTGAACGCAGACTTGTTTCTCCGGTATGACTACGAAGCACCGGATGTTGCAAGACCAGCAGCATATCCGTTTGATACATCAACCGTTGTAGCCGTGTATGGTTCAGCTATATATAACACCTCAACGTATGGTGGTCAGACAAACCCATTGGTAAGACAACCTGTAGAGGGTTCAGGTTTTGCGGTGGCATTACGAGTAAACGACAGAGGCACATCTGCACCATACTCATTAAAAGGTTTTCAGTTAGAATTTGACGCAGGAGCAAGAAGGTAATGGCAGGATATACTAGGCAATCTTCGTATACTGATGGCGACGTTATTACCGCCGCCCACAGTAACGACGAATTTAATCAGGTACTAGCTGCATTTGTAAATACAACGGGTCACAAACACGATGGCACGGCTGCTGAAGGTCCGGTCATTGGATTAATTGGCGACCCCGGCGAGACGACTCCACTTAACAAAGTCGTTATCGACAACCCAAACAATCAGATTGAATTTTCGGTTGATGTATCTAGTTCATCCGTAGAGCAGTTTGTTGTCAAGGATGGTGTTATTGAGCCTACCACTGACAATGACATAGACCTTGGTTCTAGCAGCAAAGAGTTTAAAGACCTGTACATTGATGGCACTGCATATTTAGATGCTATTAATTTTAATGGCACAGCTATTACTTCTACTGCTGCTGAACTTAATATTCTTGACGGAGTTACTTCTACCGCCGCTGAACTAAATATTCTTGATGGTGTAACTTCAACAGCAGCAGAACTTAACATTATGGATGGCGATACGGCTGCTTCTTCTACCACTGTAGCTGACGCAGACCGTGTAGTATTCAACGATAATGGAACTATGAAACAGGTGGCGGTCACTGACCTTGCTGCCTATTTTGATGACGAAATTACGGCAATGCCTAATCTCGTTACTACTGCAGCCACAACAGTAGGCGCACTAAACTCTGGTTCTATTACGTCTGGCTTTGGTAATATTGACACAGGTTCATCAACTATTACCACCACGGGTCTTATTACTGGTGGCTCTCTTGATATTGATGATGTTGTAATTAATGGGTCAACGATTGGTCACACAGATGACACTGACCTGATTACTGTTGCTGATGGTATTGCCACAGTGGCTGGCGAAGTCTCAATGACAACGCTGGATATTGGTGGTACAAACGTAACCGCCACTGCGGCAGAACTTAATCTCATGGACGGCGGCACCTCTGCTGGCACGACGGCAGTGGCTGGCAGTGATGGTATCGTAACCAACGATGCTGGCACAATGCGTCAGACAACAGTGGATACGTTTGACACATATCTTGCTGCCACAACTAAAACCCTCACAAACAAAACAATTGATGCAGACAACAACACGGTATCTAACCTTGAGGTAGATAACCTCAAGTCTGGTGTGCTTGACACAGACCTGTCTAGCGTAGCTGGCACAGATACTACGCTTGCGTCTGCAAAAGCCATTAAAGCCTACGTAGATGCACAGTTGACAGCATCTGACCTTGACTTTCAAGGTGATAGTGGCGGCGCACTTAGCATTGACCTCGACAGCGAAACTCTTGACATTGCTGGCGGCACTGGTATCGACACATCTGGTTCTGGCAACACCCTGACTGTTTCAATTGACAGCACTGTAGCTACACTGTCAGGTTCTCAAACTCTTACTAACAAGACTATTGACGCAAGCCAGCTTTCCGGCACGGTAGCTAACGCACGGCTTGATGCAGAACTGCAAGCACTTGCTGGCCTAACCTCTGCAGCAGACAAGGGTATTCAGTTTACCGGCTCTGGTACTGCAGCCACATATGACCTGACCGCTGCTGGTAAGGCACTGCTTGACGATGCTGATGCAAGCGCACAACGTACAACTATGGGAGTAGCCATTGGCTCTGATGTACAGGCTTACGACGCAGGTCTCGCTTCTATTGCTGGCCTCACTACCGCAGCGAATAAAGTTATTTATACTACAGGTAGCGATACGTACGCAGTCACGGACTTTACGGCATTTGGTCGGAGTCTGGTTGATGACGCTGATGCTGCAGCGGGACGTACCACACTTGGACTTGGCACGGCAGCTACACAGACGGTAGGCACAAGTGCCAACAATGTTGTACAGCTTGACGGCTCTGCACGGCTTCCTGCTGTAGATGGCTCACAGCTTACGAATATCAACTTTACAGAGCAAGACCCATCGGCACTAGCATTTGCTATTGCACTTGGTTAAAAAACACTTGACAAGTGTTTAAGAGTATGGTATAATTATACACATAATTGGAGTAAGAAATGGCAAATGCTTTTCTATGTGAGACGGACACGGCTGTTGGCACTGGTGCCGCAACCATTTACACCTGTCCTTCCTCTACCGAAACCACCATCATTGGTCTGTCTGTTGCGAATATCGTAACTTCGCAGATTACAGTTAGTGTGAAGCTAAACGGCTCTGGCCGTACTAGCGGCGCAGTTGATAACGTGCATCTCGTAAAGGATGCACCGATTCCTGTAGGTGGTACACTTGTGGTAGTTGGTGGAGACCAAAAGGTTGTGATGGAGCCGGGTGACACTGTTACCGTTACGTCCGACACTGCCTCGTCTGCGGACGTGGTACTTAGCCATCTTGATATTACGTAAGGAGTAAGCGATGCCGTCATATCAGGGTAACGCACCTGCTATCGCATATCTTTCCACACCGGCTGTCCAGCAGTTTAACGGCGACGGGTCTACGACTACGTTTACCCTGAACCGTACCGTTGCTGACAAACAGTCGGTGTTGGTGTCTGTAGATGGTGTCATTCAGGATGCGGCATCTGCCTACACAATCCCTGACGGAGTTACTCTGACCTTTACTGCCGCACCATCTAGCGGCACTGCAAACATCTTCGTAAACTTCCTTGACCTCACTGCGGGTTCCGTAACTCCCCCCGCTGAGAACAAAGGCAACTTCAAGGGTGGTGGCCTGTTCCGTACCAACGCACAGTCGTTGACGGCGAACACAACCATCCTTGCAACTGAGAACGCAAACGTGACTGGGCCGTTTACCGTAGCCAGCGGTGTGACCCTGACAGTCGAAAGCGGCGGGACACTGGTGACGCTATGAGTACGTTGAAGGCAGATACCATACAAAGCACCAGCGGCGGTGCGGCTACGCTGACGAAGCAGACTGCACCTCGTGCGTGGATGCAAATTAATATGCTTTCTACCGCTACTATAGAGCAAAGTTTGAACACTAGC